TTATCAACACTATACCAAGGTAAACGTGTTACTGTATTTTGAGGTACATTTAAATCAGTTTGATTGCTACCTGAAAGAGGTGATATCTTCATAGTACCATATCCTTCTAAATCAACTCCAGCAAATTCAGGATATTTTAATGAATTATTACATAGTAAGTAAATATCATTTAAAAATGGTTCATTAAAAAAAGAACCTGAGTAAGTGTATCCAGCATAATCAAATATTGCATCCCATACTGTTTTCATACGGATAGATGGTTTAAAATCCTGCACTGCTAATCCACCTTCACTATCATCTATACCAAAAAAATCATCACCTGATGTATATTTATACCCAGTGCCATAATCTGCTAATGGATAAACAATATCTCCATTAAATAAGTTACCACCCCAACTTGCTGAAATATTATCAAACGAAGCAGTGTGATTATATATTGAAAGATTAGTTAAATCAGTTAAATATGTTTTATTAATCTGAATACCAAATGAAGATAGAGCACCAAATACTGATACAACGTATGAATCAATAAATTTATTTGCATAAACATTAACCTTATTAAGTTGTAGATATCCCTGTGCTAAATACAAACCATCAAAATCCAAATAACATGGAACTTTAATATTGGTTGCAAATGTATCAGGGTTTTGTACGCTAATATCGTAGCAGTGTTCAAAGAAAGCATTATTCTTTTTTGAACCTGGTAAATTAATTTGTCGTGTAAAATCAGTTGGTAATACTCCTAAATCAAATAAACCTGTTACGTTATCAGATAACTTAATTTCTTCATCTGCAAATAGGTCTAAAATCTGTCCATCTGCAACTAATTTAAATACAAACCCCTGTGTAGTAACTATACCCATTATATTATTAATTTATATGCTTGTCCCCAATCAAAATCAAATTGATATTGGATTAACTTATCATTCACACCAGTTTTAAATACAGTACTATCAGTTCTAATAGTAATAGGTCTAACTACTTCAGTTGTTGTTACTCCTGCTGCAAATCCATTACTATATCCATTGTTATATCCTTGTCCAACTGAATCCTGTCCATAAACCCAATATATTTCATCAGAAACTAATAATTGTTTCCATATCTCATTATAATCCTCATTAATATATGGTGTGTTTACACTTAGGGTTTGTTTACTATCTGATATATAATTTAATGTTGAACTTTCATAATCTTGATAACTTAAAGATGTACCCTGCCATGTTCCTAATTGTGGTTGGTAAGTTCTTTTTGTTGATGAGAATCCCTGGCGATTAACCATATAGAAATTCATATAATCAAACTGTCCATATCTATTTTTCCATTTGATTCTTACATTTGGATACTTTTGGATACAATCTTTTTCAAAACGAATTGATGCACCTAATGGTGTGTTACCATTAAATGCCTGTACACTAAACCATTCACTATTTTCACTTAAAGGAAAATCATCACACGTCATTCCAATTGGGAAATAACTAATTTGTCCTGATGATGATACGGTACTAGTTAATGCATAATTTGCATTACCAAAAGAACCTGAATAAACTAATTTTGTAGGTTGAGTTGCACCTGTATTACCAACATAAACTGACATCCAACCTAAAGTATCTTCTAAAAATGATTGAGTTACAGGTCCATCACTCATGATAGGCCAGTAAGCTGATTTAGATACAATTTGTTGATTGATTGGTTCCTGAAATAGTGCATAACCATCTAATGCTTTATATATTCCGCTAGGAACTTTAGATGATGATACAATTACGTTTGAAGCATTTGTATATTGCCAATAGAAATCACACTTATAATACTTTACGTTTGATGTATCATCAAATGCTAAATTAGTTAGTGTTGAGTTTATAATTCTACTTACATCAAACATTCCAACCAAACTGGTATTAGGATACTTTGTTAATGTGTAATCTCCTGTGGAACCTGATTGATTTGGTGCACCCTCCCAATAATACAAATCTGCATAATATTGAAATGATGAACTATACACTACCGAGGTATTCTCTGCAACAGTAAACACCATAGGTGATTGTGCTAAAGAACAGGTAGCTGGATATTGGGTTATGCTTAATGACATAAGTTTGTTTATTATATAACCACAAAAAGCAATGTTGTATTGGGGTTAGTTCCTTTTACTCAACAACTTTATAAACGATTTATCAATTCTAGCACGTATTTGTGGTAAAACCGTATCATTTATTATACCTTTCATAGCATCATTAATGGTTTTCTGCATAACTCTATCGTTAGCAGCTTCTTCTGCGAACGGACGTGGTATTGAATTCCTACCTAATCCTGTACCCTCATGTACTATTGCTCCATAACGTGCACCTGGAGGAGCAAATGATAGAGATAGATTAACTGAAGGAATATCTAATTTGAATTTAGTAGTTGATTTGGATGGTCTTATTGTTACCATCTTCTCATAAGTGTTATACAAACCAACCCTATCGTATAAGTTTCCTGTTTTATAAGCAGGAACACTTCTATTAACAATATATAATTGTGCTAGTTCTGCATATACCTGTGCTACTTGTCTGAATTCTTTCATTCTTAAGATAATAAATTATATAAGCATCTAGGTCTATCGTTATGAGTTGTTAAATCAAACGTAGCAACCCATCCACCTAAACCATTTTCAAATTTATCTTTAAATGCTTCACAATTTATATCAGCATTTATTTCAAAATTATCCACTGCGTATTGAGTGTAAGATGTTAAATCATTTATTATACTTAATGTATTTGCATGAATATCAACGGTATCATCCGTACCAAAGTAAGGAATAGTTTCTTTATTATGAACACCAACTGATTCATTATTCTTTAATTTAATTTTATCAGCAATTGTAAGCTGGCATCTATAAACTGTCTTTGAATCACTAAATGTTGAGTTAGTTATTAATATATTACCTAATGGATATGCTGGAAATTCATTATCATCTATCTCATAGATATCACCCTGACTAACTGATTGAATACTAGGGTGATTTGTCATTATTGTTTTAAAATAATTTAAAACATTATAGTACAATGAATAATTTGTACCTACTTTATTTACTACATTTAATCCCATAATATTATAATTGGATACCTCCGAAATATTGGTTAGTAAAATCAGGATAAACCTGAGTTAGGTTACCAACACTCTCAAGGTATTGTGGTATTTGGTTACAATATGCTATTAAATAGTTTTGCATTCTAGTTGCATAGAAATCAGCACTATTTTCAGCTTTTGCTAATAGGTAATCAATCTCATTCTTAGACGGCGTTTCCCCCGTATCTGATTTGTGCTTAACTGCACCCTCACTTTTGAATTGAATGCCCGAAAATGGGATGTATTCAACGCATGCGTACCATATTAGTGTAGGTTTGATATGGTCATTGATTAAATCCTGATAATAAGCATCTAATGAACCAATTGTGTTATTAGTAATCTTCAATTGTAGGTATTCAAACAACACAGTACCCAATAGATTAAGCATGTACTTATCTTGCGCAGTACGAACGAATGGTAGTAACCTATCAGCATCAATTGCACCCTGTAAAGGTGAATTTTTGATAATATCGTTTCTTGTTATAAAAAGTGCGTAGCTCATTGTTAGTTTTGTTTAAATATTTCAAATTCTTTTGTGAAGTTTGGATTACTTTGTTGTATAACTACATCGTTTACACTAGTATCTTCAGTAGTTGCAGGGTTTTCACCTTGCTCATTGATATCATCTTCAACTTCGTTAATAGTTTGTCCAGTTTCATCAGCAGTTTCTGAAAGAATCGCTAATGGAGTTAATTGTTCAAAGTATAATTCAGTATTATCATAACCTGATTGTTCAAACATAGAAGTAAATGTGTTTATCACTAAATTTTGAAATGGATTGATTGTCATTGTTTGCATAATAGAGAATGCAGTTTTCATTTCCTCTGATTGAGAACTAAATCCATTAGATTGTGTACGAATACCAAATAATAATGGTGAAGTAATTCTATGTCCTACTAATATTCTATCTTGCGCATATTCTGCTACATATTTGTATTTTTCATGCAGATTATCAGTAGTAATTGTTTCAATTGTTGGTTTTGATTCAACATTATCGTTAAATGATATCATAAATCTACCAGCGTTACGAGTTCCTGTAAACTTATTCTCAATTAAACTCTCAATTGTTTGTCTTTCTTCAGGTGCAGGTACTCCACTATTCATATTAATCATCACTAATGGTAAGAAACCATTCTCAATGTTGTTCATATGTAGGTTAGATAACTCAGCTTCTACGAAAGAAAATTGTAATGCACTCATCCAATCAGGTAAACTATAATAGTATTTACCAGGTGTATAGTTTTTAACATAAAGTAATTCCATCTTTTCATTAGATGTACCAAATGCAGGTATGATTTTCTTATGCTTTTGTGCTCTTTGGTCGTTCCAATCAGTACAATAGTAGTAGTTTTGCACCTTTGGGTTATCATATATCTTCTCTGCACGAATTGTTTGAACAGGAATATGATATACTTTAATAACTTTAGTGTGAGTATCATCCCAATATACTTGAAATGATGCATTACCATATAGCTTTAAATCAAATATACCTCTTTTAAGTTCTTCCTGTGGTAATATTGTATCTAACACCGTTTGGAATGCAGTATCTTTAGAATACAACCCCTTTCCAAATATTAAATCAGATATACCCTCAATACAAGCTGCATTAGTTGTTGATGTAGTAAAACTATCAGTTATGTTTTGAAAGAAATCATCAGGTCCTATTATACCAACAGGTACCCATGTATATCTTGTTTTTGTATCCTCTCTTACGATTGGTATTTCTTGTTGTGTTAAATTCACAACGGAAAAATTTTGTTTTCCTTTCATATTATTCCATTATTATATATTCGTTATCAGTTACGTTACTTACATACACTTCTTCAACACCTAATTGGTTTACATAATCAGCTTTATCTATTGATTGAGATGCAAATACTGAAATAGAACCAAACCATATAGATGCAGTACCATCCGTTATAACTGCTCTATACTGCTCACCAATTGATGCTGATGCGATAGATGCTGTCCAATTTAGGATGCTTTCGTATGGTTGATATGTGTAAGGTCTAGTTGATGCACTAACTGAAGATGATGTATTCACTAATGTGTACATATCTTGCAATTGTAATACAAGGTTAGAAGAACCCGTTGGGGATACTCTCATTGAGTAATAATTGCTTCCTGATATATAGTATGCTAACATTAAGTTGTATTTACGTTTGTTTATCTATACATTTAACAAACTTATCTCATATTATAGTGATAAGCACAAAAAAAAGGGATAGTTTTACCTATCCCTTCTAATATTTTAAGCGAAATACTGATTAGTTAGTTCCTGCTACTACTGTTGGAGGGTTTGATACTCCAGCAAATGGGTTAGCAAAAGTAGAACCAGAAATAAACGATGCAGGGAATTTCTCCATACCTGTGAACGTTAATGAATAACCATAAAGGTCACCCAATGCTGCTCCAGTTTGTAAAGTTCCTGCAGTTAAATCTGCTCCTTCTTGTTGTCCTATCAATAAACAATCACCATTAATTGTAGCTACGAATATTTGTGGACGTCCGTAAGCAGCAAGTTTAAGTTGAGTTGTCATTTCAGGCGTAAGTTTCTTAAGATTTAAAACTAACTCTTGTTGAAAGAATGTAGTTCCGTTTTCTCTAGAAGTATTTACAGTTTCAGTATATGCGCTAGTTCCTTTAAGTTCGTATTTGTAAGCAGTAAGACCCGCTGGTAATGTGCTGATTAAATCATCACTTTCACCATCAGTTATATTAGCTAGTGAACCAGTATAGTTTACAAAATAAACTGCTGATAATCCACCTACTGATTCCTTACATACTTCGTTACGTCCTGCTGATAAGTTACAAGCCATAGTATTTAATTTTTAATTTTTGTTTCTTCTTTTTTAATTTGAGTAAAGGGAGATATAGTTTTAACTTTAATCTCCCTATTACTTACTCAATTAATAATTTTTGTAGATAGCGATGTCAGAACCGATACCGTATTGTGTTCCTGCAGTATATCTCATGATAATTCTGAAGTTTTGAGAACCATCTAAGTCTTCCATATCTAACACTTTTACAAGGTTGTAATCACTCATCAAACCTGTTCCGAAGAATAAGTTAGATTTTTGTGCAGCAACCATAGCAGAAGATGCTAAACCTGGACACCATGCTAATTCAACACCATTGAAGTTCATTGGTTTTTCACCAACGTTCATTTGGTTGTTGTATCCGTTCGCACCTTGCGCACCACCAGCTAATGCTTGTTGGTATGCTTTAGCTACGTTAGTTGGGATGTAAATTAATACATCTTCTTTACCATAGATAGTTTGAGGGATTGCATCAACTAATGAATTTAATCTAGCTAATACGTTTGAAGAATCAACTGAACCAGAAAGTGATGCAGTGATAGGAGCGTTTACACCACCAGCAACTACTGAAGATGATAATGCGTTGTAGATACCACCGAATTGTCCGTTAGTAGCAGCAACACCTTGCCAAATTGATTGTTCAGTTGCTTCTGCAACTTTTCCACCAATGTA